ACATTTCAATACCATAAGAGTCGTGAAGTTCGCCAACACCATATACTGCTGTGGCTACAATTTCATCTGCTCTTAAAGAAGCATCTCTTTGTGTTTCAATTTTTAAGTCTTGCATCATTGCCAAACCTAAAGCATCTTGTGAAAAGATACCGCCTTTACAGTTATCTGTATCGGTAGTTCCATCAACATTTGATGATTCAAAAATTTGAACACCCGCAATAGTACCAATAAAGCCTGTTCTCATTGCTTCATTTTGAAGATCACCGCCATTAGGATTTACAAATGTATTTGTTAATGATTTCTTTACATTATAAATGACCTTTGGGTTAAACACTCCATAATAAGGCATTGGAACATTTGCCTGTCTTAATGTTGCTACTGCTTTGAAAATATTATCTATTGTCAATTCAGTACCCGCACCGCCTATGCTTGTTGAGAAACCATCAAATAATCCAATCAAATCTTGATCCATTTTCTTTGCAATAGCTTCACCAAATAACCTACCAATATCACCCGCAACATTTCTTGATGCTGAATTTCTAGCTAAGTCTGTTAGTGTTGTCATTAAACCTTGTTCGGAAGCTGTGATAGTTACTGAACTCGGATTTACTGCTGTATTACTTAGGTCGGTTGCTTCATTTACCGCACTTGCTGAAACTGTAGCATAAATAGGAACTTCTACTGATTTTCCACCACCCGCAATCGTGTAGTTTCTGACTAAGTTTCTCATTATAGATTGCTCACTTGCAACAAATAATGCTTCTGCAACTATCTCGGTGTATAGTTCCGAAATGGTTGAACTGGTTGTTTCGTTTGCCATTTAAGACTCCTTTAAAAAAAAATAATTATAATTTTGCATTAATCACATAAGGTTTAGAGTTTCGTTGCTTTCTAAATTCTGCATACTTCTTTCTATCTTCTGGATTATTCATAATATCTAAATCACTCAAATTTAAAGGCTTATTGAGTTCTTGCCTATCCACATTTGACACCGAACCAGAACCACTAGGGGTGGCACTAACAAAGTGTGGGTTTTGTGTTAAGAACTCTTGTACTAATTCATCTGTAGTTAAAAGTTCACCCGATTTATTGTATCTTGCAATTCCATTTTGATCAAGTATTTCTACATTACCTGTTTCATTTAGCTTTATATTACCCTTTAAAAGTTCGACAACTTGGTCTGGGTTTATAGCTTTATTCTTTGATGCTGATGATAATAAAGATTTATTTATCTTAATATCTTTTAATTGATTTTCTAATTGTGCTTTTTCTTTTTGATGCTCTTGGGTTCTTGTTTTAAGTATTTCCTCAAACTCACCCTTTTGAATACGTTGCTTTTCTTCTGCTTCTTTTTGTGTTTTAACAGCAGTTACAGCTATATCTAAATCATCAACACCCAGTTTCTTGTACATTGAACCCCTTTCTTTAGCTAATCGTCTTTCAACAATATTATTAACCTCGTCTTGGGTGAATGTTTGTGCCTGTGGTGTTTCTTGTACCTGTGGTGCTTCTTCTTTTGTTTCAGTAGTTTGTTCTACTTGATTTTCTTCCATTTAAACCTCCATATTGGTAGTATCTTTATATCAGATTTTTGCACCTTTTGGCAATACCACTTCATCAACTGGTATATTATCATAAATTGCTTGTATTAGGTTTTCTATATCGTCATTTGGGTCTCTTGTAACTGTTTCTGGGTATTCTGTACCAAAAACTTCTACATATAAATCGTGATAATCCTTGCCAGTTTCACATTTTTCTAATTTATCTAATCTTTCTTTTTCCGTGAGTGCCATGTTTTCCTCTATTGTCTTTCAAGTTCATCTAGTCTTTTTTCAAATTCTTTTACTGTATTCGGTATAAAACTTTTAGCTATTCCATAGGCTTTTTTGTCATGCCTAATTGCAAAAAGATTGGCAAATATTTCTGTTGGAACTGAGTCTCTTGCTCTCCAATAACCTACAGTATGACCCCACATTTTGTAATCTCGCCTAAATTTACCTTTTGCTAAAGCATCAAATATATCTGAAACTTCTCCATATCCATCACCTTTTAAGGTTGTTGCTTTTTGAGTGTGTATTATTATATCTGGGTTACGTTTATCATAAATATCTCTTGTTTCTTTGTAGGCTAATTTATCAAACATTTTTTTATATTCTGATTCATCTATTATGTAATTAACACCGACATATTTACCTTTTAGATTTTCTTTATCTTTTTTGATTGCTTTCAAAAAATCTTCATTTTTTTCTGACCATGCTCTAAATCTTTCGCCAGTTATATAATCAATATGATGTCCATATTCGTGAGTAATTACGTAACTTTTTACTGGGGTTAATCTTCCATCTTGTGCATTAAGTTCAGCATTTAATTGTTTTGTACTTGGTACATAATACCCACTAGCTGTATTTCTTACTGTTGATGGTTTTTCAAATTTTTCAACAATTATTTTTTGTTGGTCTGTTAATTGTGAGTTAAAATCTTCGTCATATGCTTTTATTTTTGCTTTACTAGGTTTGGTTTTTAGTCCTTTATTTAACAAAATACCTATAGAAACATCTGAAACTATACCTCTAGGCGGTGTTGGCGGTGGCAGTTCTTCTTCTGTTGGCAATTCATCTACTGTTTCTTCACCCCATGAGGGGTCTGTGGGTATCCAAGTATGTCTGCACCTATAACCACCCCTAACAATAAATGGGTCGCCTGTGGACTTTCCTTGCCATGCTCTATTGTTCCACATATCTCTAATTTGTTCTTCTGTGAGTGTCTTATTAAGCATATTTACACAAAAAGGTCGGCTATCCCTTACTAATGTTCCTGTATATGTAAAATGATTTAATCCAGATGCTTTAGCTTTAGCTACTGTAAATTGTCCGTGAAACTGCATAACTGAATCATGTGCTATTTGACTTGCATAACGTCTAAGGTTGTTTCCCGCCCTATCTGATGCGTACTGGGTATGTAATTTTCTTACTGCATCTTCTACTTGTGCTTTTTTGGTATTATCAAACTTATTCTCGTTAATAAAATCAACTAATTCATTTATCTCACGAGTATTTGAGGATTTATAAACACCATTTATATGTGATCTAATATTGCTCACCATATCTTCAAAAGGTCTACCCGCTATTGTACTTTGGTAAACTTCATCATTAATAACTTTTAAAAATCTTTCAGCTATATCTTCAAACCCGCTAAATGATTGTGTTTTTAAGGCATTGATTGTGGTTAGGTCTATATCTGTTAGGTTCTTAAACTTTTTAGGAATAGGCATTTTACCAAAAGTATCTAATACTTCTTTTGCTACTTTATTATATTCTTCATTAATTATTAAATCAGCTTCATTTAAAAATGTGTTTTGTATTATTGTTCTTAGTCTGGGTTGTAATTGAATAGCTAATCTTTGTGATACTAACTGCCCTTTTGTGGCTCTAGTAACTTCATTAATTATGTCATTCTCTAAAGTATATAAAACATTAATTATACGTTCTTCATGCTGATCTGCTAATTTTTCTAAAATTCTCGACATATTTTATAATGGAAAGTCTTTTTTCCATGCCCTAATAGACCAATAAGCGGGTGAAAGTGTTTTTTGTCCTTTAACTTCTTTTAGAACTCCACCCATTCTAGCTAAAAAACTTTTTTGTCTTGCGGGTATGCTTTTCTTTATAGACATTCCTCTAGCACCAAAAGTAACTTTTTTGATATTACCTGTGGATTTGTTTTTGACATAAACACCAAACTTTTTTCTTTTAGATTCTGCTGTAGATAATCTAAATGGTTTGTTTAATTTTACGTCTTTACCTCTATAAGTAGCCATTATTTCCTATCATCTAATCTTTCGTTAACTATTGCTTTACATACTGGGCAAACATAAACATCTTTTATTTTCTCTATGAGATACACCTTACAAACGACACATATTTTTTTAGGCTTTTCCATAACATAATCATTATTTTCTTTTTCTTTTTTGTGCAGTTCTAATTATTTCTTTGTCAAATGTTGCCCTTGAGCCTAATTTTATCAATTTGTTTACTCTAGCCATTGCCCAAGCTGACATTGGTATTCTAGGTCTTGAACCCGCAGAAAGAAACGCACCTTGACCTTTTCTAAAAGATCGCTTTAAATCTGTAATATTAAATAATTTAGATTTTTTAGCTTTTGCTTTTAATGTTGCAACTGTTCTAGCTGATAATGGTTTTCTTCTAACTGCCATTATGTCCTATTCCTTCTTTTCAATAATGCTAAAGGTATTCTAGCACCCGCTTTATATAACTTGCTTATTTGTTTCAATAAGTTTGCCCTTGCATTTCTTTCAGAACCTTTTAACCCAGATAAATATTTTTTAGGTATTTTGGTTTTTTTATCTTTTGGAACTTTACGTTTCTTCGCCAACTGTTTGACCTTCTATTTCTGTTGTTTGGAATTGTCCTCTAACTGTTCTAACAGCATCTATTTCATCATTGATAGTTTTCATTGTTTCATTATCGTCTATTACTGCTTCTGCTATTTGTTTATCTATTTCCTTATTAAAGGTTTCGGATTTAATGCCACTAGCTTTAGCCATTTGTAAATATTGTAGATCGTTTGCCCAATCTCTAATGTCAAATGTATCTGGATAATTTATAGAACCATCAAACTGTTTATCTTGCCACATAGCGAATAATCCCCATATTTGTTCTTCGGCATTTTCTAAATAATCTGCTTTTTCTGATAATCTGGCATTTAATAATTGAAATTCAGTTTGTAATGCAATTCCACTAGCTATCTGTGTGCCTGTTGCCCTTACACTTCCCATGTGGGTTATTCTATCAATAGCATCAACTTTGTTTTGTATGCACTTCATTATTCCATCTAGGTTTTGACCGCTAGGTTGAATGATATAAGGTTTTAATGCACTATCTAAATCTTCTGGTATTTCTATTATTGCACCCGCACCCGCACTAGCTTCAACATTAGGGGTTTTAACTAAACTTGGGTGGTTTGCTAATCTGATTAACTGCTCTTTTTCCGAATAATCATTATAAATAGATTGCTGTAAATAAGCTACGTCTGCTAAATCAGATATTCCTATAGGTCGCTTTGCACCTCTAAGATTATAAACATTTACTGCGGGTATCTTGCCTATTGGGTTAGGTATTTCTTCAATTAGTCTTGCATCACCTTCTTTGTATTCTTCTTGATAATCTTCAACTTCATATGTGCTAATAGTTTCTTCTGTGAATACTTTTATTATGGCTCTTTCGGTGTTTATATCTTCTACAACCATTAACATATCTAAATAGAACCTACCACTTGCAGACCTAGCATAGTTCCAGTTTACAACGTTTTCTGGGGTATATATTGAAACATAAGGTCTTATGTCTTGTGCAAGTTCTTCTGCTCTTGTGTTTGCATTTGATTGTGGCTTATCAACTATTACCCAACAATTACCATAAATACTTGCGTTCATTTGAACCTCACGCATTATAGTATTAAATGACCTACCATCTAAATCTGCGTCTGCTAAGAATGAACTTAATTGTTGATCTCCGTCTAAAGAACCATAATTTCTAGTTGGTGGTACTCGCCATAGGAAACTTGTGTATATTTGAACTACGTTTTTACAATGGTTATCAACTGGGGTATGTCTAATTCTAGCATCATAATCTTCTGGTGATTCTAAAACATATCTATGAAGATAATAACCATTTTTATAATCATTACCCCCTAAATAACTACGAATATAAAACTCCCAGTTAGATATATTTTTATCCCACAATTCATGTTTGCTAGTTAGTGTTTCCCTGTTCATCAACTCCACCTTTTAGGAAGGCTTGGTGCAAAATTCCTTTTTAGCGGGTAAAGATATTCTATTAAATAACCTAGAGCATCATTCATATGATCGTAACCGCTGTCCTTTTCGGGAATATGTGTACCTTCCTTATAAATCTGTCTTTCTATGCTTTTGATCGCATTTTTACAGAATTTCACAATAAATAAGCTATTTTTTCCATTTACGTTTTTTAGCTTTGAATTTACTGCGTTTATCCTATCCCTTACTAAAGGTGCTGTACTTCTACATCTTACATCAAAACCATTATTTTTCAATATAGATAAATCAGTTAATCCACCCGCAGAAGTTTTTCTTTGTCTAGCTGATGGGTCTGGATAAACAACTATCTGTTTATTTTTATATCTGGTTTTAATTTCATCACACATTTCATTAGTATTACTGCTATATATTTGTATCTCATCTATAACAATAATTCTATCATTTTCTATTATACAAACTACAGCACTCATAGGGTCTACGTTAAAATCTAAACCTATATGTAATACTGGACTATCCTTAGTATATTTTTCAATTATGTTTTTATCTCTACTAAAATTGTAATAAATCATTCCAGAATAGTTAACAAATGTGGCTTCGTATTCCTGTTGAAATGTCCTTAAATCTAAATCCTGTTTAGCCTGTTCTATTTCGTCTTGTGTAACCTGTTCACCCTCTAGGGTTGTATATTGAAAACTTTGCCAATCTTTATTAGTTTCACCCATTTTATATAGATCATAAGACCAGTTTCCAAAACCTCTAGGTGTACCGCAAAATAACGCATGACCTTTTGTATCTGATAATGTAGGTCTAAGAACTTCAAACCAAGCAGTTTTATTTATGTCTTGAAATTCATCAAGAATTAGGAAATGTAACCCAACACCTCTAAGGCTACTTTCATTATCTGACCCCCTTAATGTTATCTGGCTATTGTTCTTTAATGTAATAGTTAAATCACTATGGTTTATGCTCTTAACCCATTTGTGATAAATCATCTTTTCTTTTAATACACCCCAACAAATAGCTTTAGCTTGTCTATAACTGGGTGCAACATACCATATTTTTTTATTTGAAATACTTGCAAATTTAGCTATTTCATTGATTGCAACAAATGTTTTACCAAATCTTCTACCAGTAATTAAAACTCTAAATCTTGATTTATCTTGTATTACATTCTTTTGCGGGTTTGTTAATGGCATCTAATCAGCAGACCATACTAAAGGTTCATCTAATTCTGTTTGTTCTATTTTATCCTGTTGACCTAAAATATTCTTTCCTAAGAATATCTGCATTGTAACATTGCCATTTTCTGCTGATTGCCATTGTAATTTTCTAAGTCTGATTTTTACGTTGGCTCTACCTTTTGTTAAATATTCGGAATAACTTTTTCTAATAAGGCTTTCATCACAACCATAAAAGTCGGCTATTTCGGTATTGGTACACCCATAAGATGCTAATTTTAAAACTTCTTTATCGCTTATATTATATTTTTTTGGTCTTGCCATTCCTATTTACCCCATAGTTAGGTAATTAAGATTTATCTAAGTTTTTTCTAAAAATCTACTAAATATTATTATTATTACTAAATTCGTCTTGATTTAAGAGCCATAGAGAGGGGGTAAACAATGTCTATGGTATGATTACACCCCTGTTATTCTAAACTTTCTACAAACTTTGCGTTAGCATAATTATAACCTCTATTCTTTGCGGTCATTCCAGATGGTTGAACATCTTCTTTTTTGTCTTGATTAAACTTAACACCCAAATAATAATTCATGTAATCGTTTTTTTTAACTTTGCCTATTCTGTCTTTTTCAGCA